GGCGGATCAAACGTTAATTTAGCAAATCAAATATTTAGTCAGAATTATGCTCAAAATGCTTATCAACAAGCATTTAATAATTACCAAGCGCAACAAAGCAATATTTATAACCGTTTACTTGGAATATCTAATATTGGTTTAACAGGCGCAACTGGCGCGGCAAATGCTATGATAGGTACAGGCACAAACGTAGCTGGATTAACATCTGGTTTAGGTAATGCACAGGCAGCAAGTCAAATTGGTCAGGCAAATGCGTATGGTAATGCTATTGGTAATGTAAGTAATTTAGCTGCTTTATACGGTTTAAGTGGAAATAACGCAGCTGCCCCTATTGGTGGCGGAGGTGGTTTTATTGATAGTGGAATACGAGTAGCTTAAAGGATAAATTATGCCAGAAATTGCAAACGTTGCTAGTGCTGATATTTATAAGACTGCTCAACCACAGGCAGGAATGTCATTAGCTGATATGTTAAATATTAGCAGAAGTTCTTTAGCATTACAAAAAGAAAAAGAATTATATGGTTCATCTGTAGAACAAGCAAAAGCACAAAGTAAATTAGCACAAATACAAGCAACTGGCGCAGAACAAAAAATGCCATTAGAAGTTCAATCTGCACAAACAGCATTGAATACACAAAAATTAGAAAATTTAACTAAACAAGCAAATACAACAATTCAATCTATACAAAAATTATCTTTAAAAGATGATTTAAGTGCTGACGATATTGTTAAAGAAGCAACAGAATTAAACAAGATACAAGGTGGGACACCTGAAGCATTACAATCTGTTTTACAAAGTTTGCCTCAAAATGCTACTCCTACACAATTAAAAACATGGTTAGCTCGTAAACAATTGCAAACATTGGATTCATTATCTGCATTAGAAAGACAATATCCACAAGCGCAAATGACAAATCTTGGAAATGTTGTAGTTCCTGTACAGATGGGAAATCAAATGTTAACAGGTGTGCAACCTGGTCAACAAGTTGGTGTGGCAAGTCAATTAGGTTTACCGCCAACAACTCAAGTTCAAGGATCAGCAGGAGAAATAACTTATTTAGGATCACCGCCAAATGCACCTGTAGTTGCTGCACAAGGGCCAATGTTCCAAAATCAAGCAACTTTAGCAACAAAAGATTGGACAGAAACAACGGCAGCGCAACAAGAAGCAGCAAATAGAATACCTGTTATACAAAACATTAAGAAACTTGCACCTGAAGCGTTTACAGGTGTTGGGGGCGCAAGAAAAGAACTTGCTGCTGGTATATTAGGAGCTGTAGGAATAGATATATTAACAGCAGAAAAAACTAGCACAGATGAATTATCTAAAAATGCCGCTATTTTACAATTAGCTGGTGGTAATACTGATTTAGCAAGAACAATAGCAGAAGCAGCTAACCCTAATAAAAAGATGACTAAAGAAGCTATAGAAGGTATGGCCAATCAATTATTAGGTGTTGAAAAGTTAAAACAAGCTAAATATGATTATTTGAAACCTTACACAAATGATCCTATTAAATACAATGAAAAATCTGCTCAATTTGCTAAATTTGCTGATTATCGTTTATTCCAAGAAATGACTGCTGAAGAAGTTGCCAAGTTAAAACAATCTATGTCACCAGCACAACAAAAAGAAATTAGTGACAAAATTAAACAAGCTAAAATGCTTGGGATTTTAAGATAATGGCAACTTTAGCAGAACTCTGGGAACCAGAATCCAAAGTAAAATCTTTTACTGATTTTCCAAAAAGTCGCGAAGTAACGGATACACACAAGGGTATTGATTATGCAATACCTTTAAACACACCTATAACTGCTGCAACATCAGGCATAGTCAAATATAAAACCAATGATCCTAAAGGATACGGTAATGCTATTGAGATTGTTGATGACAAAGGTAATGTATTACAACGATATGCACATTTAAATCAATTTTCTGCTCCTGAAGGATCAAGAATTGAGCCTGGACAAGTTTTAGGATTATCAGGTAGTACAGGTAAAAGCACAGGCCCACATTTGCATTTCGAAGATTTTACAGCCAAACCAATTAATGTTTCGGCAAAAACACAGTCAAAACAAACAGGTGAAACGTTTGCTGACTTATGGGATAAAACACCAATAGCAGCACCAAAAAATATTAAGCCTGAAGAAAAACCAAAGTCTTTTGTTGAGGAAGTAAAAAAACCTTTTGAAACTTTTGGAATACCAGAATTTCAAAAAGAGTCAATTATATATAACATTGCACAACTAACTAATCCTTTACAAGCAGCAGAAGCTACTAAAAACTTGTATGAAAAAAGTAAAAATATTGTTACTGGTTTAGGTAATCTTGTAGAAAATCCTAAAGAAACGTTAATTAATGCTTACAAAGAAATTACAGAAAACCCTGGCAAATTTTTAGGGCAAACAATTAAAGGCATTATTTATGATCCTGAAACTCTTTTGCCTATAGGCGGTGTTGCTAAAGTAAGTAAACCTGTGGCTCAACAAATTGCAGAACGAGGAAGTGCGGGTGCTGCTGGTGTATCTAATAAATCAGTTTTACAAGCAGCTATAGATATTGCTTCACCAGAATTAAAAAAAGATTTGACAGAAAGATTTGCTAAAGGTGATGTGGCATTGTTAAATGAAAAAGCATTAAATAATGTATTAGAAGCAGATCAATTGCCAATACCTGTAAGATTAACTGAAGGCCAAGCAACTGAAAATCCATCATTAATTAGTCGTGAACGAAATGAACGTGGGTTTAAAGAACAATTTGTACAGCGTTTTAATGAACAAAATAAATTATTGTCTGAAAATGCTACTGCAATTAAAGAAAAAGTTTCTCCTAATATACATACAACAGATTATGTTGCAGATGCACAAGAATTAATTGATGCTATTAGTAAGAAAAAACAATCAAATGTAAAAGCAACGCAAGATGCTTACAAAGAATTAGAAAAAGCATCTAATGGCAAGTTTCCAATTGATGGAAAAACATTTGCTGAAAATGCAATTAATATATTAAATAAAGAAGATCGATTTGATTATTTGCCTAGCACGATACAAAAGAAATTAAACGATTACGCAACTGGCACAAAAGAAATGAATTTTAATCTTTTTGAAAATTTGCGTACAGATTTAGCTGCCGAAATTAGAAAAGCACAACGAGCTGGTGATGGAAACCAAGCGTATGTGTTAGGTCAAGTAAGAAATGAATTAGAAAATTTACCATTAAAAGGTGAGGCTGCAAATTTAAAACCATTAGCTGATAAAGCACGTTCATTGGCAAAAGCAGATTTTGAACTAGAAGCAAATAATTTAGCATATAAAAATGTTGTCAATCAAATAGCTGATTCAAAAAACTTTGTAGAAGATTTAGTTATTCGTTCCAAAAATAAAGATTTTGCTAATACATTAAATCTTATAAGTGACAATCCCCAAGCATTAGAACATTTACGATCTGGCACGTTGGATTACATTATTAACAAATCAAAAGATGCGTCAGGAAATTTTGCAACTGGTCAATTTAATAAATACATTAATAATTTAGATGTTAATAAAAAATTATTTCCATTATTTGGCGAAGAAGCAGAAACAATTAGAAATTTAGCAAGAACTGGTCAACGTATTGAGGCAAGACCAAAAGGTAGTTTTGTTAATGAATCAAATACTGCTACTGCGTTAGGTGCAATGGCTAAACAATATGCTGGTAAAGTTTTAGAAAAAGTGCCAGGACTTAATATTGCGAAAGAAATAGTAGAAGAACGTAAAGCAAAAAAACAAATTACAGAATCATTGAAACCAGGTGCTGGTACTAAACTTAAGGATTTAGGGAAAAAATAATGTCAGACTTTCAAATTGATCCTGTTAAATATGGTCAACTTTGGGAAAAAGTTGATCAGTTATCGACTAAAGTAGATAAACTTGAAAGTGGCATGGAAGAATTACTTGCTCTTGCCAATAAAGGCCGTGGCGGCTTTTGGGTAGGTATGATGGTAGTATCAGGACTTAGTACCATTGTAGGATATTTTACACATTTGTTTGCGAGTAAATAATGAATACTTTAGAAATTTTAGAAAAAGCATGGCCATTATTTTTAGGGTTTATAACTTTAGTAATTGCTTTGGCTAAAATGGATGTGCGTATTGGAGTATTGGAAGAAAAAGTTAAAACGCTATTTGACCTTTGGAATAAAAAATGAATTGGTTAGAACAAATTGCACCAGGTATAGCAACTGCATTGGGTGGCCCACTTGCTGGATTGGCTGTAACGGCTATATCTAAAGCATTGGGCATAGATGAAAAAGACGTGCAAAATACCATAGAATCAGGCAAATTAACTTCTGATCAATTAGCGTCTATTAAACAAGCTGAAATAGAACTGCAAAAACAAGCTAATGAATTAGGATTAGACTTTGAAAAGTTGGCTACGGATGATCGTAAATCTGCCAGAGAAATGCAAGTTGCTACTAAATCTTATATTCCTGCTATTTTGGCAATTGGGGTGACAATAGGATTTTTTGGAATATTAGTCGGTTTAATGACTGACAACGTAACCAAGTCAGATGCTTTACTTTTAATGTTGGGCAGTTTAGGCACAGCGTGGACAGCTATTGTAAGTTTTTATTTTGGAAGCTCTGCTCATTCTGAAAAGCAAACAGATATGTTACACAGGAGTACACCAATTGGATAATAATTTTGACCATTCCTTAAAGTTAGTTTTAAAGTCAGAAGGTGGTTATGTAAATAATCCTAAAGATCCTGGTGGCGAGACTATGATGGGAGTAACTAAAAATGCCTGGTCAACATTTTGTAAACGACCTATTGCAGATGGCGAAATGGCTAAATTAACTGTTGCTGATATTACACCATTTTACAAGGCTTTATATTGGGATAAGTCGTATTGCAATCAACTGCCCACAGGAATTGATTATATGGCATTTGACGGATCGGTGAACATGGGTGTAGGACAATCTATACGCTTGCTTCAAAAATCGCTTGGATGCGTTGCTGACGGTGTTATTGGCCCTAATACAATGAAATTGATTAATGAAACAAATGTCAGTAATATGATTGATAAGTATTCAGCCCAAAAAGAACAGTTTTATAGGTCACTAGCTTTATTTAATACGTTTGGTAAGGGCTGGTTAAATCGCGTGGCACAAGTTAAACAAAATGCAAAGGAAATGATAAATGGCAACTAATTTTAAAATTGATGGCAAACATCACGAGTCTAAAAAAGGACACTACGTTGTTGAGCGCGAGCATGAAAAAAAAGAGCATCACGAATTAATGCGTTTAGAAAAGAAATTGGATAAACATATTCATTTGCCAATGGAAAAAGCGCACCCTGATGATCAAAAAGATGCGCCTTTGCCCCACATGAGAAAATATTAATTTTTATAATATTTCCATTTTTCTAAAAAATATGGGTTTTTACTAGGGCGAATAAAACCAAATTTTTCCCAAGTTTTTAATACATTAGTTGCTTCTGGTTTAATCCATACAAATCGTTGTTGATCAAATATTTTTGCTGGTGTCATTTTGGTTCACCTACACATCTATAAAGTTTAAAAGACTTAGATGGATGCCATTTATCTAAGATGGTATAACCAGCTCTACGCAGCTCTCCAACACGAGTTGATAGTTTCATACCGCCTCCTTCTTTAAAAGCGTCTATAGGGCTGATCCAGCGTTTTTTGGCTAGTTTTACAATTATTTGGTGTTGCGTCATATTAATTTCCTTTTCTGACATTCGTGAATAACGTGTTGAGGGATGTCTATTGCATTTGGGTATGATACATATTTACAGTCGTACACCTTTTGGGTAGGTAGTTCGGCAAGATATATAACAAAACCACAGATAAAAGTTGAGATTAAGAGGACTCCTAATTTCATTGAGTTGGCCCTCCTAATAATTTAATTTCTAATTCTCGTAACTGGTTAGAAAGCTCAAACAATTGTGATTGTGTCTTTTCTAATTCAGCCATTGCTTTTTCAAACATGGACTTCCAATATTCAATATCTTCCATCAAGTTCTCCATTCTCCCAATCTAACTGGGCTTGAATTTGTGCGTGTTCTTCACGACTTTTAACAGAAATACACCATAGTAATCTACCAAGTTTTTCAAAGTCTTTAGACTTTAAATATTCTTCAATAGAATTAGCTTCTTCAATTGTTGCTGAATTAATATCTTCAATCCAATTTTCAAACAAAGTATGGTCATAATTAGCATCATCTCGCAATAAATCTTGCTTACGTTCAGTAATAATATCTTCTGCTGCTGCGTGACGTTCTGCCTCTGTATCTGTAGTTAACCAAGAATCGTAGCTCATTAGAATCCCCTTACAATAATCCAACAAACCAATGCTGGGCCAAATACTACAACTGCTCCTATGATTGCTTCTATAAATGTTTGCATTTTATTTCCCTTTAAAATGATTAATATTTACTACAACTACAGAATAATTAAGTTTTGTTAACTATACAAGTAGGGACAAACCCTAAGTGCAAAAATACAACAGAGGAAGTCAGGGACAGCAACGTGATTGGGGAAAAAGGGAGTAAACCCCTACTGCCCCTGACTGAGATTGTTTTTTAATTGGAAATAACTTAATAAACATTGAAACATTTTCCATCCCTTTTGTAAATCATCTTGATCTATTTCATGGATCTCGGTTTCATCTTCGCTAACAAATACAATCGCACAACGAGCATTTGGCATATTAAAACCCCTAGCATAAGCTGAAAGCTGTAAAATATGCTCATCATAAACGGCAGCGTTTTTAAGGGATTCTTTTGTCTTGAAATCTAGCACTATGCCTTCTTCGCTATACAAGTCGCACTTACCAGCATACCCAAGAGGATGAGCAAACGACTTCTCACAATTCCAAAACTGATCACCAAAATGCTCTCTGAGTGCCGTTTCAGTTCTGTGTGTATACATAGGGTACTCAGGTAAATACACTTGCGTAAAATATGCTTCTAATACGCTGTGCATGGCTGTACCTCTTGCCATAGCATCTTTACCTGTACTACGAGAATCTTCCGTAACTCGCTTTAACCAATCGGTTTCTGGTTCGTTTTCTCCACGAGGCAAGGTAAGACTAGCTAATAAGACTTGTTCTTGTTTCCAACGATCAAGACCAGGCTTAGACAAGACATTAATAATAGTTGTAACACTTGGCAGCAATCCTTCTTTCTTTGCATCTGCAAGCGTTGTATTGCGTACATTCCCATTCTTGGCAATGCGTGTATAAGATGGTTCACCTGTTTTAGTGTACCAATGAGCTGTATTACTTTCTGCTGTGATAATCATATTTCCCCTTTATGATGTTTAAAAATGTTACTTATATTACACAAAAACATTAACAGATGTACAAAATGTTTAACAAACTACACATTTATTCAAAATTACCAAATGACTTATAAATAAATCCGTAACCCACTTAATGCTTAATTTATCAATCATTACCGAACGGTAAAATTTTCCAAAATATGTATATCTTTTTTATATAAAATTACCCATCGGTAAACTTTTTTTAACACTTACACACTTTTTCGTACAAATCTACAAATTCCCTAACTTTTTATAGGGTTTGTGTACAGGTTATAACTTGTTACATTCAATTACAGGCTTTGACTTGTACACTTTACTGCACTAAATATTTATAAAAAATACATTTTTATGCACGTTGACTTGTTTTCTTTATAAACACAACTGGTTCTGTATGCTCACCACACCAGTCATCAGGAGCTTTATTTTGTGATTGTGGAAACCTCCGACAGATCCCCATTGCGTCAAAACCTTTTGGACTATACCAATATTTACACGTTTTGCAGTTCATTTTTTCCCTTTAAAGTCAATACTATACCATCACGCAAGTGCATGAAATTTTAATAAAGTTAATAATCTTTACGAATAGACGATTTTTCCTGACAACTCAGAAGTACGTTGTATCACTTGATTAACAAATCTGTTAAGTCCGACTTGATCAAATTGATACACAGTACGTTCTTCATCTA